TTAGTTCTTTAAATGTTTGTTTTTGAATTGATCTTACATGCTCAAAGACTTTATCATCAGCGTTTCCCCACTGATTATCGTAAGATACATGTATGGTATAGGTTGTTGTGAAAAAAGATTTAATCCAATAATAGAATCTTTTTAAGATAGATATTTTCCAACTAAGAAATCTTTTTAGATGCTTCACGTGCGTTTCTCCTAGCGAGGATACGTTCTATAAACTTTTTACCCTCTTTGGTTCTACCATCATAACTTGATTTTTGTACTCTTTTCTTATGTTTCTTAATTTTATCTAAAGGCATAGCATCTGCTGGCATTGATACACCACCATGAGCTATAGAATTGGCTGCAGCGTCTTCCCACATTCTATTATAATCTTCAAATGACATTCTTTTGATCATCTTGTTATATCTCTTGTGCTTATGTATATTTCCTGTTTTGTTTTTGGATGTTTCACCTTGTATATATTTATATTAAAAACACTCCCAGAAGGATAAACAAAGTCTTCTGCTATGATTTTTTCATTGGCAAATGCAACTTCTTCTCCTGTTTCTGGACTTACTATATTGTTTATTAAAATATATGTTCCAGGCATTAATTTATCTTCCGTACTTTGGAACCATGTATTTTCGGTAATTTCTTCTTCAATAGGTTGCTCTAGAAATTTCTCTAAGGTCTTTTTGATCTGTTCATCACTCATTCCTGTTTCTTCTCTAATTAGGAATAATGCTGATGCATAGGAAGCTACTAGGGTTTTACCGAATGGAAGTTTTTGGATAACTCTTTTAAGATTAAATACTAATCTGTGAAAAATTGTATAGGCAGCTTTTTCTTGGGGAGTTTTTAGATCTTTACCCTTTTTGATTGTTTTACCCTTTTCATCTACTATTCCAAGTTTAAATGCCTCGGTTTTATTCCAAGGGGTAACTAATAATTTTAGGAATCTGATTGCATATGCAAAATCAGCTGCTCTTGATAATAATCCCATTAAAGTTCTCTTAATACCTCTACAATTTTTTCATCTAGTGGAATTTCAACCTTTTCTTCCTCTGGGATATAATGTAAGTAAACCAAGAATGTTTTTAAATAAGACCAATGCTCTGGTTCTATTTTGAACCACATCATCCTATTTGCAGCTTCTATACCAAAAACATTATATATTACTATAATATGATTTAGTATAAGTCTTTCCTGAAGATCACCTGTGGTTTCATATCTTCTTAAAAGCCTTTTGAGATATTTAAATCTGTTTAAGTCTTGCTTAAACTCTTCAACATCCTCACATTCTGGATTATTGTAATTATTAGAGGCGAAAAGCTTAAAGTTCCTCGCATTCAATTCATCAAATATTTTCATCATATATTATATATGATGAATTTTATGTTTCTAATGTAAACTCGGTTGATTTGTTAAGGAACGTAACTTCCCATCTTTCATCGCCACTAATAAAGCAATAGCCTATATGACCCTTATTTTCCCCTTCGATTACTTGCCAAAGCCAGCATGTCCATCCAGGTTTAAATTTTCGGTCGTTATCTGCAATTAGTCCAAAGAATGTTCTCATTTTGTCTAAAGCATTCCAGTATTGACCATACATGAAATCTTCTGATTTCCAAATATCTTTGTATTTGTTTTGAGCATCTTTATAGTCTTTTGCAACTACGTGTCTTTTCTCCGCTTTCTTACCGAATGGGACAATTCCTACACCAAGTATCTGAACCTTTCCACCGTAAACGTCTTCTCCATCAACACCGTAATTTTTTGCTGAACGGCCTTTATGGATAACACTTACTTTCATACCAGGCTTTAATTTAGCCATGGTAACTCTACCTTCTGTAAGTTCTTGTCTAAATCTAAAAAAGTCTTTCATTAGTCTTCCTCGTTTGATCCTTTCCAGTTTTTATCAATGTAGTTAAAGAATTCTTTTTTCTTTTCATCATCCATATCAGCTGGTGATTCTGCATCAAACTTCTTCAAAGCTTTTTGAAAGAAAGCTTGATATTCTTTTTGCTTATCAGATAGTTCTTCTTCTGGAAGATTTATATAGCCGTTTTCTTTATCCTCTTCAGGTAATTCTACCTGCTTAGATTCGTATAGCTCTGGGAATAATTCTTCGATGTCATCATCATCCATTCCATAAATTTCTGGATCTGAAAGCATTGCTATAATGTTTTTCTTTTCTCCAGAAACATCAGCCATTCCTCTACCTTTAGATTTAATTTTGACCTTATGTTTTTTCTCTGCATTTTTAACATCACTAGAGTTTCCAACCCAGTCAATATCAGCCTTGCTTTTACCTCTACCAGGTTTTTTAGCTTCGTCAATAGTGATAGTAGTTTCTTTAACTACTGAACCATCTTCTTTTTCGCCAGATTTTTTAACAATATGCTTGTCTTTGAAGTCCTTTTCGCCTTTAGCTCTTGGTTCTTCTGGACCCTCATTTGTTGGTTTTTCATGTACATATCCTTTTTCGGCATATTTTTCGTGTTCAGCCTTATCTTTGACTTCCACTTCTTTACCATTTTCAGGATGATACATTTTATGAGGATATTTTACTTCCTCTTTTTTTACTTTACCTTCCATCACATCCTGGACGACCTTTGCGATGTCAAGGGTAATTTCGTCATTAAATTTCATTTTTTCTCCTAGTTTCCTAAATGTATTACCATTTCCCATGTGATGGCTGAAATTAAGCCAACCAATATAACCCAAAATACTTTGTTTATAATTCCAATCGTATTAGCGTTTGTATTTACTATACCTTCTAAACGATCTATTCTATTTATAATATTTTGAATTTGTTCAGACTGTTGTTTACTAAAAGCAGTAAGTGTATGTATTTTCTCTTCTGCTCTTGCTAACATAACAATCGCTTCACTCATCTGGTCTATTTTTTCTTCTATTCTATCTAGCCTTTGTGATTGAATAGTATAAACTTGCATATCTTCTTTATCCTTTGACATTTCTTTTTATGATCCTACACTTTAAGGTATTATAGCCTTTTATTAGTCTATGATATTCTCCTTTTGGTATATCGAATATCATTCCTTCTGTTAGTAGATATGGCAAACAATTATCAAATTGAATTTGCCAACCCTCTCCTTCAAGTACCTCAACTTCGCGATCTTCATTATCTCGATGCCAAACATATTCTTCATCTTCTCTATTAGTGAAGAATTCCCTAATTTCTCCCCCTATTGTGTACTCTGACATAAAGGGAAAATCGATTTTACCAGAAATAATTTCCGCCACCTTTTAGCCCCAAATCTTTTGCATATCTTGGCAATCTGCAGGCCCAATATCCAGGTGACATTTTATCCTTCTTTAAATCGCACTTATGTCGTGCATTAAAGCTTTTAACAGCTTCTGGATCATTGATCTTAGCTGTTATTTTCTCATCCTTCTGTGCCCCAAATGTTATCTTTCTAACATTTCCGGACTGAGGATCTTTCACATATACAACATATTTTTTTCCTGGATCTGGATTTCTTTTTGGTTTGTTTAACTCTGGTCCTTCTTGTTCAATCATAGGTTGTTCAAGAGGAACTCTTTTACCCTCAAATTTACCAAATCTTTCATTATACTCTGAAAATTTCATTTCTTTAAATCGTATCTGTACGTTTTTCCTTCAGGTTGTTTTGTTTTGGATATCCCATATCCCGCCGCTTTTGCAATCATTTGCAATTTTGGCCAACCCTTTTCAAACTGTTTCTTTAAGGATAACTTATTAAAATCACCCTCAATTTTTGATAATATGGAACGTACAATTTCCATATCATTAGCTACATATGGAGCTTCGTCTACTGTTTCTTCTGGAACACAGTTTGGTACTTCCTTACCATTTTTTTTCTTTGTTCCAACCTGTTTATAACCAGGCCAACAAGCTTCTCTGAGCTCCCTAAAGTTTTTCATTACTCTTCTTCAGTCTCTTCAAATCTAACTGGTTGAGATTTCTTAAATTTAATATTGCCTCTTCCTCTTTTCATGGCTTCATCTTGACTTTCTTTATCCATCCAGTCACCTGGAACAGTATTAATATTATTTCCTTTGAAAGTCATGGCTCCATTTGTCCATCTTGTAAGTTCTCTTTGAAGTAATAAACCTAAATCCATACCTTTACCAAGCTTATGCTTTAAGGCAATTGTTTTAAATTTTTCAGCATTTGGTCCACCTTTAATCATATCCTTAGTGATGTCTAACATATCAAAGAAACTATCGTCACCAAATAGATTGTATATTTGATTCTGAAATTTTTCCACTTGCTTAACAGTGTTAGCAATATTTTTTTGTTTCAATATCCCTTGTAGCTTTACTAGCTTATCATATGAATCTGGAATTGCCCATGTTCCCTCTTGAACACTGTCCCTTTCTGCTTTTAAAGCTGCACGTATCTTAAGCTCTTTCAACTTTAAGTTGAGTTCCTTTTCCCTTCTTAAAAGACTTTTTGTTGAAAGGCCTTCTCTTAATTGTTTAAAATTTTTCATTTCTTCCAATACTCCACGTATTTACCTTGTGAGATCAATTTCTTTTTCTCTTTTTCTATTTCTAAATCTACTTTAGCTAAAGCATCAACACCATCTGCAGATCGAATCGCTTTGATTCTTTTTTCTCCCCATTCAGCATCTTTTTTAGCCATAAATGCTCTGGTGTCCATACTCACACCAGAAATCTTTTCAAATCTTTTTATGATTCTCTCTCTGGCACCTTCAGTATTATTTCCATAGTCCTGTGATTTTCTTCTTTTTGCACGCATATATGCAAGATGATCATCTTTTTCCATACCAGGATTTGTTACTAAAAAATCTTTGAATCCTATCATTGCTCTTTTCCTTGATCAACTTTATTCTGTAAAAAGTCAGTAGCTGAATCTAGGTAGTCAGCTGCTTTGACTAATTTGTTTACCCACCATTGTGGATATTCTGAATCTGGCTTAACCTGACCCATTAACTGCTCTACATTTCTTTTAATGTGAGATAATTGATTCATAACATTTGCAGATTGCTCATGTCCATCTTCAGCAATTAGTTTTCTATATGTTTCTGTTAAATTCATGGGATTAACTATCCTTTTTAAGGGTTTCCTCATTTGCTGTTCTTAAAGCATCTTTAACTACTGGGTCATCACCTAGTCCTCTTTTGATCTTTTCAATCTTTTTATAAGCACCAGTCATATTACCACCCATTGAAAGTGCAATCTCAACAGCCTTTGCTACTTCAGAAGCTTTAAATTTACTTCTGTATTTTTCTCTTAAGTCTTTAAATTTCATTTTTTCCTCTGTTTTAAATCCATGCTTTTTCTTCAGGATATTCATAGCCGTAGCCATTTTTACTTCCATCCAACGATCCCCATATCGTTTTTTGAAATCTGCATCAGGTAAATCCTTTGCAATTTTCTCTAACTCTTTTTCTCTCGCTGGAGTTAATTTAAAATCTGCCATTATCCACCTCTTGCCTTTTTTGCTAGATCTGAATCATGTACCTGCCAGGTTTTTCCTTTTACAATAAAAGAGTTAACTCTGGCTAAACCCCATTGTGCTGGAGTAGTTCCCGGTTTATGCCCAACCCTCCAAGCAGCAACTCCTCTGTCAAAAACTTGTTTTAATATACTATATGCTATACCAGATGCATCAGATTTCTTCTGGATAGCCTTTCTAATTTGTCCTTTATCCTCTTTGACTAATTTATCTTCTAATTTAAGAACACCAACCATTTCATTTTTTGGTTCTTTATCACCATACATTTGCTTATACTTTTTTGTATATTGAGATGGTTTAGTCTCAGTGCTCTTATCACCAGGAGCAGGCTTATATGCACTTGGATCATCCCAGTGTTTCTTAGCCTGCTTATTGAACTGCGCTTGTCTTTTAGCTTTTGTGGATTTACCTAATCCTTTACCAAAATCTTTTCTCAGTTTACCTGGTTCGGCAAGATCTTCTCTTTCTTTAGCTCTTTTTTCTTTTTCTGCTTTTGAAAGTTTTTCTTCCTCTACTATTTTTGCAAATGGAGTATCTTTTAGATATCTATCTAGACCTTTTTTTGTTCCAAAGTCTCCTGCTCCACCTTCTTCTACTAGTTCGACAGAATCTAGCCATTGTCTTGATTTTATCCCGTCACATTCTACCATGAGATAGTTGCTTCCGCAAATTATTATCTCTCCTATTTCTCCTGATTCTTTTATTCTAACCTGGTTTCCAACACTGAAAAGACTTCCTTCTATATAATCTTCTCTTGTTTCTGATACTGGAGGTAGTTCTACATGTTTTCTGAATGATCTAGACTCTTTTAATCCCATACCCTTTCTTACTGCATTGAATAATTCGGTGGGATTATAACTCGATGGGAGCCCTTTTGAAAATAAATTCAAATCATTTTGTTGAGCGGCGGCTCGCATCTTGGAAGCTGACATACCAGTTGCTCCTTCTGCATCTGGATCTCTCTCCCCTGCACTTACTACATTTATTGCACCTTCGAAATTATAAAAGCCGTGCCTAGCTTTAATACCGTTATATTTGTTTAACAGTATATTGAATTCTTTTACTCTATCTGATCCAGCAACCATAGTTACTTTGGTGAATCCTTGATCGTAAAGTTTTACTACAACATCTAGTACATTACGAACATCTTTATCTGCCATAACACTACGTGCATGCTTTGGAAACATCTTACGGATAAATTTGATTTTCTCTTTGAATTCTAGAGGATTTTGTTTAGGATCTACTGATCTGGAAGCATATATTCGATATACCCCGCCTCTTGATTGATTTTTTAAGTAATCGAATAGTTTTTCATGCCCTATCGTGGGCGGATTGAATCTACCAAACACAAAAGAAACCTCTTTCGAGCTTTCTACTACATATTCACTAAATGATTTAATTGACATTTATATCCTCGGTATCCCATTTTAGCCAGGATTATCCCAGCCCTTTATAATATCTTTGCTAAAGTTGTTGGTAGAAAATTCCAGTCTATCAACTAACTTAACAGCACCACCTTGTAATCGATCTATAGCGACAAAGCCTTCAACGCCGGTCACCTTAAATCCGGATTTTGTTTTAACGAATGTACCAATATTTGATAACTCGTTTAGTTTATTTATAATAATTAACTTCGCATTCACGACAAAATTCTGTAAATCGAACATACTTTTTAGACCTTTTAGGTTAGATTTACTAAAAAATGCTAATAGTTTATCCCTTTCTGCAGCCTTTTTGTCCTTTCCAGCTGGGGATTTTAATTTATCCATTTGCTTTGTGTATCTTTCTTCTACGAACTTTATTAATCCCTTAGCGTGGTTGTTGGTATCTTTGATCCTTTCACCTTTTCTTACGGCCAAATTATTATAAACATTTATTACAAGATTTAATTCTTTATTTGATTCTATTTCTTTTAGGATACTCGATTGTATTTTTTGGAATGTTTTTCCAGCAGCAGATAAGTTTGCATTTAATATTTCAGTTTGTTTAGATGTAAGTGTAGCTTTTCCTGATAAATCTTTTAATGTAGCATCTACCATCCAAACGTTTTTGGAAGGTTTTAGTTTAGAAACGATTTCTTTTCCAAATGTAGCTGTCATGTTTTCGAAACTTGATCCGCTATATGTAGTATGCCAAACAATTCCTATTTTAGATGCCATTATTTCTTTGGCTAACGCCATGGAAGTAGGAACAGCATACACGATAGTATTAGGGTGAAAACTAATATGTTCAACTCCATTGATATTCTCCTTTTTGAGATCCGATGCGTCAAACATAAAGTCACCTTGAATGACTCCCTTAATACCTAAATCTTTTAAATGATCGAATGCTAGTTTAAGTTTCTTATTCAAATCACCACTTGTATCAGCGTCTATATCTGCATGATTTTTGTAGACTTTTGCATCTTTATTGAAGATGCCCTTTTTTGCTACAAAGAATTTTCCATCTGATGGATCCTCTCCAGCAAACAAGGCGGGGGCTCCGTCCCATTTGACAGTAATGTCTACAGGTGCTTTCGCATTACCGCTCAACATATCCCGCAGAGATCTGAGTGCTAGGATAGCCTGGCGAGCCCCCTTAACTCCGCCGTCAAGAATCAAATCCTCAATATGTGTCATATGAGTATTCTTACCTGCGGCTTCTGTTAGGTAGTTATTAAAATTTATAATTTAGCAT